CGCGGCGAGCTTTGCCCGAAGCCGTCAGATGACCCGGGGCGGCACTCGGGGGAGCTATTTCGCCAAGATCGTTCGTCGGAACGAGTACCTTTTCGGCGAATGCCACGTGGACGATGCCCACGCTTGGCTAAAACGCGATCGCGGGGAGGAAACTAAGCAACGCCGAGACGCAGGCCCGCGCGATGATTGCCCGAGGCATCAACCGGCATCTACACCGGTGCAGCGGGTATACGCCGCCCTTCGGCGGAAGGGATTCGACGACGATGCGGCGGTGCTACAGACCGTGATCGCGATGCGCCGCCTCGAACCGAACGTCGAGTGGTCCGCCGACAGCGTGCGCGATGCGACGCGTCGGCAGTAGCCAATGGCAACTGGCCCGGCTAACATGCTCCATGCGAGCGGCGCGGTGTCACAGGAGACACCGCATGTTCCGTCGCGCCACCATCATCATCGTCGCCGGCCTGTTGCTGGTCGCTGCAGCCGGCTGCAACCAGGATCAGATCGCAGACGCTCAAGCCACATTGGCCGGAGTGCGCGAGCAGATCGCCGAAGCCGAAGCCCAACACCAAGTGTTGGTCGACGCCATCGAAGCCATGCCGCCGGGCGAGGATCGCGAGGCCTGGGCCTCCCGCGCCGACGATCTGGCCCAATGGATCGCACAAGCCGACGACGTGGCCGGCGACCTTGAACGTCACCTGGCGGATGCGACGGACGGGCTGGATGTAGCTGGCGGCGTGATCCAGTCGATCGCGCCGTTCATCCCACCGCCCTTCAACGGGCTGGTGATCTTCGTCGGCGGCACAGTGATTGGTCTGATTCGCGCTGCGCAGAACCGTTCGGCCGCCAGGCGGGTGGTGCAGTCGATCGAGGCGGCGAAGGACGCCGGCAAGGTTGACTTTGAAAGCGTCGACGTAAAGAACCGCTTGAGCGTTCAGCAAGGCGCGACCGGCAAACGCATCGTCGACGAGGCCCAGGGCAAGGCCTCGGCGTTGCTGTTCTGATTGGACAATAGCGTCTGATTTAATTCGATAATCGGTGAATATCGCAGTAGGTACTACCCGGCGATGGCCCGCCGGGGTGACCTACGGGAACAGCACAAAACATCAACACACTTTCTTTCTCCCGAAGGGGGGCTTTCATGGCCGACGCCGACCAACCCAAAACGCCCGACGCAATTCAGATCGCCACTGCCTCGCTCGTGAATGCCATCGCGTCGAAACAGGTCAAAGCGGCGACGGCCGCGATCCCCGATTCGACATGCTTCGAGGTGTCGATGCGCCCGAACATTCGCGGCCAGTTGGTGCGCGGCGAACCGACGACGGCGCGACCGACGGTGTCGCTGTTGAGCAAGCCGACGATGGCCGAACTGTGTCGCCGATTGGGTGCGACCAAGTCGGCGTTCCACAAGGCGTTCCGCGAACTGGCCCAAGAGGTGATGATCGAGAAGGCCATCGTCGGCAAGGAACTGATCGATCGCAACGAGGCATTGCTCATGGTGATCCACGAGGTCGAGCGCGAAGTGCTCGACCAGTTGCCGCCCCTGGAACGCCGCGGCCCGCTGAAGTTTGATGGCAAGGCGGAGTTTGTCGACCTCGTGATCAAGTGATGAAAATCCGACTGGTCCATCCCGACGACATCACCCCCTACGACCGCAATCCGCGTTTGAACGATGACGCGGTCGACCAGGTGGCTGCCAGCTTGCGGGAGTTTGGTTTCCGCCAGCCCATCGTGGTCGATGCCGACAGCGTGATCATCATCGGCCATACACGGTGGAAAGCGGCGAAGAAAATGGGCCTGGCCAAGGTGCCCGTCCACGTGGCCACCGATCTGCCGCCGGAAAAGGTGAAGGCCTACCGCATCGCCGACAACCAGACCGCGACGTTGGCCGAGTGGGATTATGATCTGTTGCCCCTGGAACTGCAGGATCTTCAGGACATGGATTACGACCTGGATGTGCTCGGTTTCGATGAGGACCAGCTCGCGGACTTGCTCAACGGCGAAGGGGGCGAAGGCCTGGCCGATCCCGATCACGTGCCCGAGCCGCCCGATGACCCGATCACCCGACGTGGGGATGTCTGGGTATTGGGGGCCCACCGTCTGATGTGCGGGGACAGTGGGAGCGACGAGGATTTGGATCGCCTTCTGGATGGGGCATCGATCGACCTGGTGAACATGGACCCGCCGTACAACGTGAAGGTGGAACCGCGCAGCAGCACGGCGCTTGCTGCCGCCGGCGGCGGGTTCGGGCAGACCCAAGGCAAGGCCCATCACCAGGGGTTTGACCAGGCCCGTGGCATCACCAACGCGGGCAGGGCACAAAAGAAGATGCGGCCGAAGGACCGGCCCCTGGTCAATGACTTTGTGACGGCCGACTCGTTTGTCCAACTGCTCCTGGATTGGTTCGGTAACGCCGCGCGTGCTCTGAAGGCCGGCGGGTCGTTCTACATATGGGGCGGGTACGCGAACCTGGACAACTACCCCGCGCCGCTCAAGGCCTTCGGGCTCTACTTCAGCCAGGGCATCATCTGGGACAAGCAGCACCCGGTACTCACGCGCAAGGACTTCATGGGCGCGTTCGAGATCGCGTTCTACGGTTGGAAGCAAGGTGCGGGCCATCACTTCTACGGCCCCAACAATGCGACCGACCTGTGGCACGTCAAGAAGGTGAACCCCCAAGCGATGGTCCACCTGACCGAGAAGCCGGTCGAACTGGCGACGCGGGCGATCGAATATTCATCAAAGCCGGGTGAGACCGTCCTGGACCTGTTCGGCGGATCGGGTTCGACGCTCATCGGATGCGAGCAGACAGGCCGGCGGGCGTATCTGATGGAGATCGATCCCGCTTACTGCGATGTGATCATCCAGCGGTGGGAAGAGTTTACGGGGCGGAAGGCGGAGAGGTTGTGTCATGAGGCCGCGGGCGAATCTTGATCCCAAATCGCTCACGATTGACCAGGCGAGCCGCCTGCTCGGCGTGTCCAAGGCGGCGATCGATGAAGACATCGCGGCCGGCGCGCCGATAGACCCGCGCCGCCGGATCAACCTCGTGCATTATGCGGCGTGGCTCAACCAGCAGGTCGACGGGCATGGCGATTGACCCGAAACAGATGACGCCGACCCAGTTGGTGCGGACGCTTAACTCCACGCCGTTGGGATCAGTGACCAGTGGCGCAGCGATTCACCGGCAGATGAACGAAGCCGGCACGCGCGTGGGCGATGGGAAGCGGGTGCATTTGGTGCGTTACGTGGCCTGGCTGGCCCGGAAAGTTCACATGGCCCGAAAGGCAAAGACCGCACAAACCGAGGCCGCCCCTTCAAACAGCGGGTACGAATCGGTGCGCGAGCGCTCGCGAGCTCGCCAGGCGGAGATCAGCCAGTCCGGCCGGGACATCGGCCCCATCCCCGCCGTCGCGGATCCCAAGCGGCGGGCGAAAGCGGAAAAATCCCTCAAGGCCTGGTGTGAGACCTACATGCCGGCCACATTCAATCTGCCGTGGTCCGACGATCACCTCAAAGCCCTCAAACGCCTGGACCGAGTGATCGACCAAGACGAACTCTACGCCCTGGCCATGCCCCGAGGCACGGGCAAAACCACCATGCTGCTGGCGGCGGTGCTCAAGGCGAAGTTGACGGGCAAGCGCCGCTTCGGGGTGTTGATCGGCGACACGGAAATGGCCGGCGTCGAACTGATCGAAGCGATCAAGACCGAGTTGGAAACCAACGAACTGCTTGCGGCCGATTACCCCGAAGTGTGCTACCCGATCGAGCGGCTCGAACGCATCACGCAGCGAGCCAAAGGCCAGCTATGCGAAGGTCGGCCGACGCGCATGAGTTGGACCAAGCGACAGATCGTCCTGCCGACGATACCCGGCAGCCCGGCCAGCGGCGCGGTGATACATGCCACGGGACTCACCGGCCGGCTGCGCGGCCTCAAGCACTCTCGATCAGACGGCGAGGCAATGCGCCCGGACATGGTCCTGTTGGACGATCCGCAGACCGATGAATCGGCCCGGTCGCCGACCCAGACCCAGCAACGCGAACGCCTGGTCAACGGCGCGGTGCTGGGCCTGGCAGGCCCGAGCAAGCCGATCGCTGCCCTGATGGCCTGCACGGTGATCTGCAAGGACGACCTGGCCGATCGTATTCTCGACCGCGGCACCCACCCCGAGTGGCACGGCGAGAGGTTTAAGCTGATCTACCAGTGGCCGACCAACGAAAAGTTGTGGGATCAGTACGCCGAACTCCGGGCCGAAGGCCTGCTCAACGATGACGGTGGAAAGGCGGCGACAACATTTTACCGAAAGCATCGCAAGGAGATGGACGCGGGGGCGAAGGTGGCGTGGCCCCAGCGCAAGCTCGATTCGGAATTGAGCGCCATCCAGCACGCGGTGAATCTTCGTCTGCGCAACGAAGCGGCCTTCCTGGCCGAGCATCAGAATGAACCGCCCGACGAACATGCGGCCAGCGAGCTGCGCCTGCTTGACGATGAGATATTTGAGAAGATCGGCGGCGTCGGTCGCGGTGTCGTGCCCATGGCGTGCGATCGGCTCACGGCGTTCATCGACGTGCAGCAGAAGGTGCTCTGGTACCTGGTGGCGGCCTGGGGCGATGGCTTCACCGGCGCGGTAGTCGATTACGGAACATGGCCCGATCAAGGATTGGGGTACGTCACCACCTCCGCGGCCAAACGCACCATCGCCCGCGCCAAGCCCGGCGCCGGCTTCGAGGGGCAACTGTACAACGCATTGGGGGAACTGGTGGACCAGTTGGCCGGCACCACGTGGAAGAACGAGAAGGGGACGCAGATGCAGTTCGAACGCGTCATGATCGATGCCAACTGGGGCAAGAGCACCGACGTGGTCTACCAGTTCGCCCGCGAGTCAACTCACAAGTCCCTCGTCCTGCCAAGCCACGGCCGGGGAATTGGCGCCTCGATGAAGCCGCTGAATGAATACCAGAAGAAACCCGGCGATCGAGTCGGCCACTACTGGCGCATCGCCGCCGCGTCGGGCCGGGGCGCTCGTTATGTGGTGTACGATACCAACTACTGGAAAACGTTCCTGTCCGATCGCATCCGTGCATCGCTCGGTGATCGTGGCGCGATTCAACTCTACAAAGCCAAGCCGACCCAACATCGGATGTTGGTCGATCACCTGACCAGTGAATACCCGATAGAAGTGTCAGGCCGCGGTCGAAGCGTGCAGGAATGGAAGCTCCGGCCCGGCCGCGAAAATCACCTGTTCGATTGCCTGGTGGGCGCGGCGGTGGCGGCGTCGATGTTGAACGTGGCGACGATCGGCCATCAAACCAAACCCGCCGGCAAGCGCCGTCGCAAAGGCAGTGTATCTTACCTGTAAGGAGAAGCTCATGGCTCGCAAAAAAGCCACACGTAAACGTGCCTCGCGCCCCACCCGTGCCCGTGCGGCTGCGCCGGCCAAGCATTCCGATGCGTCGCCGGCAGCCGGCAGCCAGCCGGCTGCGCCGCGGCAACGGGGCAGCGGCTCGGAGATCATCCCCAAGCCGCTGCTGCGCTGCATCAAGTGTCGATCGACCGAACTGAAGGTCATCAAGAAGATCGGCGAACAGCCGTTCGCCGGGATCGACGCCCAGGGCAATCGATACACATCCATCATTCGCCAGCGCGTTCGGTGCGGCGTCTGCGGACAGGTACAGATCGCTGTGTCGCGGCCGTACCACGCACGTCGGTGGGCCCAGAAGTAAGTTTAAGTCCATTTTCTGGACTTAAACTTGTGGACGGGGTTGATCGTCGCCGCGCAAGCGGGTTAGATTCGACTGCTACACAACGCTGGAACGGAACAAGGCCGTGCGGGGCCGCACTTCCCCGCGCGGTTTTTCTTGTTGGAGCCAGCAGATGGCGGCAAGCGACAACGTCCAAGCCCTCGAACAGTTTCTCGCCCAGAACGTGGGCGTTGGCCAGGTGACCGTTGACGGGACGACCGTTCGCTACGAGCGCTCCCAAGCGTTGGAAGAGCTCAAGTACTGGCGACGCCAGGAAGCCCGCGAGGCCGGCCGTCGCCGACGTGCGACGCGCATCGATCTGGGGGGGTTCTGATGATCCATCGCCCCGCCAACGTCGATCACGCCGTCGCGGCTCTCCACCAGATGGCCGGCGGCGGGTATGACGCGGTCAAGGATAAGGGCAAGCGCCAGCCCAGCCGATCTCGCCTTGAGGCCGAAGACCAACTGCTGGCCGATCGCGACCGACGCCGGCTGGTGGCCACCAGTCGGGACGTCCGCCGGAACTTCGCGATTCTGGCATGGATGGTGCGCAAACATTTGGATTACGTGGCGAGCCACACCTTCCAGGCATCGACCCCCGACGACGGTCTGAATCGCGAGCTCGAGGCCTTCATGGTCGAGTATGCCGACAAAGACAACTGCGACGTGGCCCGCCGGCACCGATTATCGCGGATGATCCGCATGGCCGAGGGCCTGCGGTGCATCGACGGCGACATGTTCTTCTACAAATTGAAGACCGGGCAATTGCAGGGCCTCGAAGGCGACCGCGTCCGCAACACACGTATCGGCGTGCCGTCGAACCTGGACATCGAGCGATTCAAGCACGGGGTGCGCACCAACGACGCTGGTGAGGCCCTGTCGTATATGGTCACCAACCGAACCGGCCGCGGCGGGTTCGCCTATCACGCGGTGGTGCCGGCTCGTCACATGATCGGCCACGGATTCTTCGACCGCTTCGACCAGGTGCGCGGCATCTCTCCGATCGCCGCGGCGCTCAACACCTTGCAGGACGTGTACGAGGGTTTTGATTACGCGCTGGCCCGGGCGAAGGTCAGCCAGTTGTTTGCCTTAGCGATCTACTCCGCCGGGGAGACCGATGATTCGGACATCGCCCAGGAAGAGGCGGTCGATGACGAGAGCGGCCGCTACAAGGTCGACTTCGGCCGTGGTCCGCTCAAGTTGGAGTTCGAACCGGGCGACAAGGCCGAATTCCTCGAGTCCCAGCAACCATCGACCCAGTTCCGTGAATTCACCAACATCTGCATCGCCGTGGCGCTCAAGGCCCTGGACATCCCGTTCAGCTTTTTCGACGAATCGTTCACCAATTTCTTCGGCAGCCGCGGCGGTGTCATGCAGTACCTCAAAGCATGCAAGGCCAAACGCGAAGATGTGCAGGAACTGCTCGACGCGATCAGTTGGTGGCGGCTGTCCATGGCCGTCGAGGACGGCGAGCTGCGCCTGCCCCGCGGCATGAGCGTCGACGATCTGGCCTGGCAGTGGGTGCCCGACGGCGTGCCGTGGTGGGATCCGGCCAAAGAGGTGCGCGGCCATGCCATGGCCGTCGCCGCCGGCTTCGACACGTTCGAGCACGTGGTCCGTGAGTCCGGCGGAGGCACCGGCAACATTTACGACAACATCCGAGCCAACGCGAAGGTGGTCCAGTTCGCCCGCGATAACGACTTTCCGCTCGTGCTGCCGGGGGTGAACGCGTTCAACCCCGAACCGGTCGCCGGGAGCAATGACAGCAACGATCAGGAGCGCGGATCATGACCTCCCAAGTGCCTCACAGCGCGATAGACTTGACGCCCGTGGCCGGCGAAGTGGCCCGGTTGCACGACTACTTCGGCACCTGGGCGGTCGAGCCAACGCGGTTCTTCGCCGCCTGGAACCGGGTCTCGCAGATGAACCTGCCGGCTCACGTGCAGGTCAACACCGAGCACACGAAAGTGTTGGCTCGCCCACCGCTGATCATTGCCGGCCCCACCAACGGCAACCAGGGCGACAACATCGCCGTGATCCAGGCCGTGGGCACACTCATGAAACAGGCCAGTTCCCTGGAGGAGTCGACGTCGACCGTGGCGCTGCGTCGTCAGATTCGCCAGGCGGTGGCCGACCCGACCGTAGGCGGCATCATCCTGTCGATCGACTCCCCCGGCGGCACGTCGGCCGGCACCGCCAGTCTGGCCATGGACGTGCGCCGAGCCGCCGCCATCAAGCCCACCTGGGCGTTCGTCGACGACCTGGCCGCCAGCGCCGCCTACTGGATCGCCAGCCAGGCCGATCGTATCGACGCCAATGATCATTCGGCCCTGGTCGGATCGATCGGGACGATCATCGGCCTGTGGGACATCAGCAAGTGGGCGGACAAGCAAGGCATCGAAGCCGTCGTGGTGGCCACCGGCGAACTTAAGGGCACGGCCTTTCCCGGCACCGAGATCACCGATGCCCAGCGCCATTACCTCCAGGGCCTCGTCGATGACGTGGAGACGTCATTCGAGTCGGCCGTCGCGGCCGGCCGCGGCATCGACGCCGACCAGGTGCGCCGCCTGGCCACCGGGCAGGTGTACCCGGCGAGCACGGCCCTGAAAGAAAAGCTGATCGACGGCATCCGCTCGCTTGATGAGGTCGTCGCCGAGATGAGAAACGAAATCACCCGCCGCGCCCAAGGCGACGGCTCACGCAGCCAATCCAAGGAGACCATCATGGCCGATGCCACCAACGACGCCATCCAACGCACCCAGGCCCACGCCAACAACCCGCCCGCGCCGCTCGCGGAAGCCGAACCGTCCGCCGCTTCGCCGGCCGCAAACGCCGACAAGGCGGCTGGCGGGGAGGCCTCGCCCCCGCCCCCGGAACAGGCACAAGCACAGGCACAGGTCGGCCAGGCTTCCGTCGCCGCCACGCTGGCGCAGCTCAAGGCCCAGTTCCCCGACGCCTCGGCCGATTTCCGCGAGTCCTGCCTCGAGCAGGGCCTGACCCTCGAACAGGCGTCGACCCGTCGCGCCGACGACCTGGCCGCGCAGCTCGAAGCCGAGCGGGCCAAGACGGCCGACCTCGAGCAGCGCCTCGGCCAGCGACGTGCCGATCGCGGCGGTGACAAGCCCATGCCGATCGACGCCCAGGGCGGCGAGGAATCCGAGGCCTCGACCAAACGCAAGCGCAGCATGGGCCCGGCCGCCACGGCCCTCGCGCCCTCGATCCGCATCGCCGGCCGCTGACGAAACAACCCCCCGCCGGCACGTGCCGACGCGGTGAATTGAACGATCAACCCCGTTCCGGGGGCAAGGAGACGCCGACATGGCACACGAATTTCTCACTCTCGCCGACCTGGTCAAGGTCAACGACCGCAACCTGGCCGATCGGGACATCACCGATCTGCTCCAGGACGCGCCGCTGATGCGCGCGCTGGCCGCGGACGTGGCCTCCAACGGCACCACCCACAAGTACCTCAAGGAGACTGGCGCGCCCGTCGTCGGCTTCCGCAGCCCCAACACCGGCCGCGACAACAGCAAGTCGGCCGACACCGAGGTGTCGATCGACCTGAAGATTCTCGACGGCTCGTTCGCCGTCGACAAGGCCCTGGCCGACGCTTACCACATGGGCCCCGAGGCCTACGTCGCCCGCGAAGCGGTGCGATCGCTGCGGGCCTGCTTCTTTGCCGCCGAACGCCAGTTCGTCAACGGCACCGGCGCTGCAGCCGATGGCTTCGTCGGCCTCGCCGACGCCCTCGACGCCGATCACGAGATGGTCGTCGACGCCGAAGGCGACTCCGAAGGCACCGCCTCCAGCGTCTACCTGATCCGCACCCACGCGGACCTCAACGACGCGGTGGCCATCACCGGCCGCGATGGCCAGTTGGACATCGGCGAAACCGTCACCCAGCGCCTGGCCGACGGCGACGGCAAGACGTACAGCGGCTACTACACGCCGATCGAGGGCTGGTTGGGCCTGCAGATCGGCGGGCTGCGCAGCGTGGGTCGCATCATCAACCTCACCGCGCAGTCGGGCAAGACGCTGACCGATGCGCTGATCTACCAGGCGTTCAGCCGGTTCCCGGCCAGCCGGATGCCCAACCTGATTGTGATGAACCGCCGCTCACGCGAGCAGTTGCGGGCCAGCCGGACCGCGACCAACGTCACCGGTGCCCCCGCCCCGATCCCCACCGAGGTCGACGGCGTGGAGATCCTGACCACTGACGCGATCGGCAGTGACGAATCGATCCTCTCCGGCTCCTAAGCCGGCGGGATGACCCTGCCTGCATCATGGGGGTTGCCCGTCGCCGCACCGACGCGCAGCCCCCTGTGCGGCCAACTGACTGATGTAAAGCCATGACTTCGATTTTCGCCAACTCCGTCACCGCCGCCCTGGGCACGCTGCAATCGGCAGCCGGCCGGGCGGTGGTCTATCGGCGCGGCGAGGTCGAAATCAATCTGACGGCCGTGCCAGGCGAAAGCCGCTTTGACCAGTCGGACATCGATGGCCTGGTCACCCAGGCCCAGACCCGCGACTACCTGGTCGCCGAGGCCGACCTGGGGACATTGGCCCCGCCCGCCGCCGGCGACCGAATCATCGAAGTCGACGGCGATCTGGAAACCACGTACCAGGTGATGGCCCCCGGTCCGGGCGCATCGGTTTGGCGACACTCGGACCCGGCCCGCAGCGTCATCCGCGTGCATACCAAGCGCGTCGACCAGCAGGTGAACTCATGAGCGAACTGCTGACCAACACGATGCCCGCCGTGATCGCCCTGGCTGTCTGGCTGGCCAGTCTGGCCGGCGCGATCTGGGCGATGTCGGCGATCTACTCCCGTCACGCCCAACGCACCGCCGATCACGCCAAGACGCTGTTGGATCACGAGCAGCGCCTGCGGCTGATCGAACGCACGCACAGCGAACTGGTCACGGACGTGCGCTGGATCCGACAAAAGATGGAGCGCCATCAGTGAGCGACCACCCCGCCATCCTGATCGCCGATGCCGTGACGGCCCGCCTCAATGAAGGGGCCGAACCGGACCACCAGGCCGCGCGGCTTTACCGGCCGACCCACCGGCTGGAGCAGTTGACGGCCCTGCGAATCATCGTCGTTCCCCGATCGTTGGAGATGATCCCCGATGATCGGGCCGAGGATCGACTGACCGTCGAAATCGATGTGGGCGTGCAGCAGAAGGTCGCCCCCGACGACGCCGGCAGCGTCGACGCGGTCATGGCCACCGTCGACGGCCTGGTTCGCAAACTCAACCGCGTCGACCTGGAAGCCGGCGATGATTACGCGGCCTTCGTCGAGATCGAGCATCGCGTGCTGTATATGCCCGATCACCTGGACCAGTACCAGGTGATCACGAGCATCTTCACCGTCACCTACCAGATGATGCGAGGCGAATCATGAGCCGGCCGTTTTTCAAAACCGTGGAATTGACCGATCAATTCGTTGCGCTCGCTCAAGGGCGCACCGTGCTGAACGTGACGATCAGCGCGCCGCCGACCAACGTCGCCGCGGTCACGTTGCGCGACCCCGAGGGTCGCGAGGTGGATCTGGTGCCCGGTGAGTGGCACGAGCTCAAGTCGATCGACCTGGCCGGCATCGACGCCAAAGGCCAGGCCGGTGATGAACTGACTTTGGTGGGAGGTGACTGATGGCTTACAGCCCGATGGTATTTCGCGGATTGCCCAACGGTCTCGCCCCGCTCGATGGTGAGGGGCAAGTGCCGGCGGCGATGCTGGGTAATCAGGCCGTGGAGCATCTGTTTCACAAGCACCTCGCTGGCGGGAGCGGAGGTGACGGAAACTTCGACGAATTGCTCCACTCGTTTCCGGCAGACAGCTTCGCCGATGACGACTTGCTCGTGATCGACGTGTTTCGGCGAGCGACTCACAATGCCTTCGGCTCAAGCGGCCTCACCATCTCCATCAACAACTCTGGAATCTTTGTTTTAATGCCCGACGTGTCGACTTCCGCTTTGCCGACGATTTACGCGACCCGAGTCCTGGTCAATCAGCCCAACATTCCCTCGGGCGGCGAGGTGATCGCCCGCTCGTCAGCGTGGCGGAGCGCCCCCCTTGAGGGGAACTCGTGGCCGAACATCGAGATGCTTCCAAATCGTAGCATCTCCGATCCAATGGCCCTCTCGCTGTTTCACGCACAAGACCCCGGCCAAGACGACATCGACTACGCCGTGCACGCGCACGTCATCAGAGGATCTGCCCAATGATTCGCGCTAAATACCAGACTCCCCGTGGCGTACGAGAGATGGCCGTGCCCGCGAACAACTGGCCGGCAGCGGCTGGCTGGCAAGTGCTGGAGTTGACCGAGGCCGCCGTGACGCCGCGACAGTTCCGGCTGGCGATGCTGGCAGCCGGGGTTGACCTCGCTGACATCGAGCAGGCGATCGCTGCTCTGCCGGCCGAGCAGCGACAGGCCGCGCGGGTGGAGTGGGAGTTCGCCAGCGAAATCCGCCGCGATCATCCCTTGGTGGCGCAGCTCGCCGCCGCCCTGGATAAGACCGACGCCGAGATCGACCAGGTGTTTCTGGTCGCGGCGGGGATGTAACCCAACACACTAAGCAAAGGACCAACCAATGCCCATCACGAAATTCAGACTCGGTAAGAAGGCCAAACTCTACCGCAGCGCCGACCCGCTGACCGCGGAGGCCGGCCCCGAAGACCTCACGTGGATCGAGGTGCCCAACGTTCGCGACCTGACCCTGAACATGGAGAAGGCCGAGGCGGATGTCACCACGCGCGAGGACGACTGGGAAACCGCCGCCGCCACGCTCAAAAGCGCCTCGCTGGAGTTCGACATGATCTGGCGACCCGGCGATCCCGGCTTTGAGGCGATCAAGGATTCGTTCTTCAACGACACCGAGGTGGCGCTGATGGCGCTCGATGGCCCGGTCGAAACCGCCGGCAACCAGGGCCTGGCGGCCAACATGAACGTGTTCAACTTCTCGAAGTCCGAACCCCTGCGGGAAGCCCAGAGCGTGAGCGTGTCGATCAAGCCCTCGAGCTACCCCGAATGGCACGTGGTCGGCGAAAGCTGATCGATTCACGCCACACCGCCCCCGGAAGTAATGCCCGGGAGCAATGAAAGGAGACGCCAGTGGAAGTATTTGTCGACACGAAGGGCAAGCAGTGGGAACTGGCCATCACCGTCGGTGCGATCAAACGCGTTCGCGGGCTGCTGGAGATCGACCTGACGGACCTGACCGGCCCGCGATCCGCCGGCGGCGATCCGCTGATGACCGAGTTGCAACTGGACCTGGTCCTGCTGGTCGACGTGATCTACGTGATCTGCAAGCCCCAGGCCGACGAAGCGGACATCAGCGATGAACAGTTCGCCGAACTTCTGGCCGGCGGCTCGATCTACGCCGCTCGCCAGGCGTTCTGGGAGGCCCTGCTCGATTTTTTCCACCAAGTCCACCGCCAGGACCAGGCCAAGGCGATTCAGAAGCAGATGCGGCTGGTGGACGCGATGGTGAACAAGACGAGCCGGGACGTGGACGCGATCGATCTGGACGGACTGCTGAACGAGGCCTCCTCGGCGAATGCTACCGGCTCGCCGGCATCGCCGGCGTCTGCCCCGACCAACTGACGCTCCGCGAGTTGGCCCAGATGGCCCAGGCCAGGCGGGCGCATGACTGGCAGCAGACCAGCGCCGTGTTGGCGATGCTGGCCAACTGCCATCGGGATCCCAAGCAGCGGCCCGAGCCGTTCACGCCGGCCGACTTCGACCCGACCGCCCCCAAGCCCGAACCGCTCGATGGTGACATCACGATGCTGAAGATATTCGTGAAAGGAAACAAGTGAGCCAGGTCAAGGATCAAAGCCGCGAATCACGCCCCCTGACGCCGGGGCAGTTTGTGTACATCGATAACACCCAGCCCCTTTCGCCCAACGCGGCAGAGCGTTACAAGGCCGGCCACGCTGTAGTTCAAAACGTGTCCTTCGGCCTGATGCTCACGCTCGATGAATGGAATCAGGCCAGGTATCGCTGGGAACGCAACCCCGAGGATCACCCGCCCCTGCTGGTGCGGCGTTTCAACTTCTACGCCTGGACCGTGGTCGCGGCTTGTGCCATCAGCGGCCTGGTCGGCCTGGGCATCGGTTACATGATCGGAGCGTAAATGGTCGGCATGAAGGTCAAGAACCTGTTCTTCGATCGCAAGGCGGTCACCGACGCCACGGATCGCGCCACGCGCACGGTGTTTGGCCGGTTCGGGGCGTTCGTGCGCCGCTCGGCGCGAAGCTCGATCCGCAAGGCCCGACGCAAACGCCTGGGCGAGTTGTCGAAAGAGGAACTGCTGATCCATCGCATTCGACAACGCAAGGCCAAGGAGCAGGGACGCCCCGCCCCGAAACTCCCCCTGGCCCCCAGCGAACCGGGCCGGCCGCCCCGGTCGGTCAGCGGCCGGCTGAAGGATTTCATCTTCTTCAGCTACGAGCCGACGCGCCGCACCGTGGTCATCGGCCCCGCACGCATCAACCGGGGCGAGATGTACGGCCCGGTCACCACGCCGGAACTGCTCGAGGAAGGCGGCACGGTGGTGAAGCGGACCCGAGGCGGCGCGCGGCGGATCAACGTCGAGGCCCGACCGTACATGGGACCGGCGTTCGAGAAGGAACAGCCCAAACTGCCGAGCATGTGGGCCAACTCCGTGAAACCTTAGGAGCGTAGACAGTGGCCAAAAGCGGAGCCATCCGAGCCGGGCGGGCATTCGTGGAGTTGTTCAGCGACAACAATCCCCTGGTGCGCGGGTTGCGCTCGGCCGAACAGCGGGTCAAGCAATTTGGCAACAAAGTGCAGGCCATCGGTCGGCGCGTCGCCGCGGCAGGCGCGGCGATCACGGCCCCGATCCTGTTGGCCGCCAGGGAATTCGCCAAGGCCGGGGACAGTCTGGACAAGATGGCCGCGCGGACCGGGGTCAGCGTCGAGGCCTTGAGCACGTTGGGCTTCGCCGCGGAGATTTCCGGCAGCAATATCGAGGCGCTCGGCAGCGCCCTGTTCCGCATGCGCCGCCGCGTGGCCAATGCGGCCGAAGGGACCGGCCCGGCCATCCGGGCGCTGCGCGAATTGGGCTTCGAGGCCGAGGCATTGACCCAACTGCCGGTCGAAGAACAGTTCAAGCAGATCGCCGATCGTCTGTCGGAAATGCAGAATCCGTCCGAGGCGGCGCAATATGCGTTCGAGATCCTCGGCGACGGGGCCAAGGCGTTGATTCCTCTGCTCCAGCAGGGCCGGGAGCGAATAGAGGCGCTGGAGGCCGAAGCCAGATCGCTGGGCCTGGAGATGAGCAGTGAGGCCGCGACCGGAGCGGCAGACCTGACCGACGCATTGACCCGCATGCGCTTCGTCTTCAATCGCATCGTCCAGGTTGTCGGCGAGGCCGTCGCACCGATCATCACCGAGGTGACGACCATCATTGCCCGCAATGCGGCCACGGTCATCGCGATGGTCAAGGAGTACGGACGTGCCATTGTCGTGGCGCTGGGCGTGGGGGCGGCCCTCACGGCGCTGGGAGGCACGCTGATCGCCGTTGCCCTGACGATCAAGGCGATGGGGGTTGTTGTCGGCGTATTGGCCGGTGTGTTGGGAGGGGTGCTGTCCTTGCTCGGGGCGCTGCTGACCCCGTTGGGCCTGGTCGCCGCGGCCCTGGGCGTGGTGGCCGTGCGATCCGGCGGCGTGGGCAACGTGGTGCGCTGGCTGGGCGATCAGTTGGACTGGCTGCGTGAGGTGGCCCAGCGCGCGTTCGGGGCGATCGGCGATGCCCTGGTCGCCGGCGACATCAGCGCCGCAGCCAACGTGCTGTGGACGTCGTTGCGTTTAGCATGGCTCAAGGGGACGCAGGACTTGAGCGAGCAGTGGGTGCATTTCAAGCGGGGCTTCATGGAAGTGTTCAGTGAGGCCGTGGCCGGCGTGCGCGGCGCGTGGGCCGAAACCCAGGCCTGGCTCGGGCGACAGTGGATCAACCTCACCACGACTTGGAAGGTGGCGGTGGAGGGGCTTGGTCAGTTTTTCGCCACAACCTGGGCACGGATTCGGGCGAGATTTGACGAAGACTTCGACCTCGATTTCCACTTGAAGCACATGGAGCAGCAGGGCGAAACGCGCCAGAAACAGATTCAATCCGAGGATGCGGCGGCAAGGGCCGAGGTCGACCAGGAGCGGGACCGACGCCTCAAGCAGATCGCCGCCGACCATGAAGCAGAAATGAAAGGTCTTGCCATCAAGCACGGCCAGGAACTGGATGAGGTCGGCGCGGCCGTGGAGAAAGCGCGGCAGGAGTGGGAACAGGCCGTCGAGGCCGCCCGTCGTGCCAGGCAGGAGGTGGAGGAGGGGGCCAGCGCTCCGCCCGGGATGCCCGATGCGGGTGAGTGGTGGCAGGATTTCGCGGCCGGCTTCGATGATATGACTGAGGACGTTCGCGACCAGTCGCGCAGCGGTGCCAGCGTGGTCGGCTCATTCAATCCCGCAGCGTTGGCGGGCCTGTTCGGCGGTTCGGGCAGCCCGATGGAACGCACCGCCAAGGCGACCGAAGCGGCGGCGGCCGAAGCCAAACGAACACGGAAGGCGCTGGAAAATATCGAATATGGAGGGGCGGCGTTCGCCTGATCAGCGACGCAGCAGGTTGCCGATGGACTGAGCGACGAAGATCGCCAGCCCGATGGCCACCACGATGATGAAAACCAGTTGCATGACTTAAGGATAGAGCCAGATGCCCGTAACCGTCAAGGAACAATTCGGACGCCAGGTCGACGGCAATCGGGCCGAAAAGACCTACGTCGTGCGCGGCACCTCGGACGAGATCGAGGCCCGCACCGAACTGCTGGCCGAATCGCCGGCGGGCCTGGACTCGGGGGCCTATGTGCGGGACAACGTCGATGTGAACGAAATCCGAGGGCTGGCCGGTTTCATCGGCACGGTGAGCTACCGCCGGGCCGAGGCCGTCTCGCTGCCGCCGAAGGAGCCGGGCGAAAGCTCGTTCAACTTCGACACGGGCGGTGCCACGCAGCGCATCTTCGCCAGCAAGGCCACGGTCGCGGCCTACGGCGCCGACGCGAGCATCGCCGACAACGGCAAGCTGATCGGCGTGACCGACCAAGGGGTCGAAGGCGCGGACATCGTCATCCCCCAGTTCCAGTTCACCGAAACCCATGTCAAGACACCCGCCGAGGTAGACAACGCTTACAAGGCCATCCTGTTCGGGCTGACCGGCAGGACGAATGACGCATCGTTCAAAGGCCTCAACGAGGGCGAGTGCCTGTTCCTGGGTGCCAGCGGCGCGCAGCGTGGGGATGACAACTGGGAAATCCAATACCGCTTCGCGGGCAGCGCCAACGTCACGGGCCTGGCCATCGGCGGCATTTCCGGCATCAACAAGGGTGGGTGGGAATACCTGTGGATTCGATATGTGGATGGGGATGCCAACGGCATCACCACCCGGGTGCCCGAGCGCGTATACGTTGAGCGGGTGTATGACCCCGGCGACTTTTCGACACTGGGGATCGGCACATGAGCTTCGTCAAGGTGCAACCAGGTCAACGTCTCAAGATTCCCGCCGGCGACTGGAACGCGGCGATGGACGCGGCCAAGGCCCACGCGATGGGAGGTCAGGGCCTGGAGCGCCACGACTTGACCGGCCTGGAGCGCACCACGGTGCGTGTGAAAAACACGACGCAGAGCGATTGGCAACGGGGCCAGGCAGTGAGTTTGTCGCCTCGCGTGCTGATCACGGACAAATCGATCGACGCCGGCCGGGCGATCGAAGCGATCACCCCCGAAGCCGACGACGCCGGCCCATGGGCCATCCTCACCGGCGCTGTTCGTGCCGGCCAGACGGGCCTCGCGTTCGTGATGGGCGTGGGCTTTGCCATCGTCAACGTGAGCGACGCCGGGCATGAACATGCTCAGGTGCCCGACGCCGGTGGCGGCACGCTGGAAAGCACCGAGGAACCAGGGCCGATCCATATCCTCGCCAGGGAAGCTGGGACGGGAGAGGTGGGGGCGCTGGTGATGTTGGTGGGGCGCCACGACTTGGCACCTGATTCCGGCGGCGGAGGCGGCGACTCAACCGCGCTTGCGATCTGCGATACCTTCGTGGTAAGCGACGGCTCTGAAGAGGTGTTGAGCGAGGCAGACAACCGGGGCCGCGAGTTCGACGCGGCGTTGTTCGACTTGGCCAGCCCCGCGACGTGGACGCCTCGCGAGTGGGTGCCGGTGGAGTGCGGAGAAGATACGGCAATCGTGGTTGGTACGATTACCGTTGATAGCGTGCAAGTCGATGTGATTGTTGACGGCACGGATGGGGGCAAGCTGAAAATCATCGGCACGGGCGGGACGGCAGAGGTTGAAGTTAAGCTCGTGCTGGCGGCGTCGTGTGGGCATTGTCCAGAGGGTTGCTTGTGCCAGGGTGTCGAGGATGTTGACTGGCTGGCGCTAGTGAATGAAGAGGTCGAATCTTGTAATGGCCTGGTGCGCCAATACGATGTGACTCTCACGATAACGGTAGAACGTCGCGACACCAACTGCGCCGGTGCCGCGATCGAATCAGAGACTGCAACGGATACTGTTCGTGTCACAGCAATTGAGGACACTGCCTGTCATTGGACCGCCGAGTGGACGCCAGATTTAGGTGATTTTGATGCCTCTGATCTCTCGCTTTCCGCAGACGCGAATGGTTTCTATGTCAGCTCCCCGAATATAACCAATACCGACATGGGGCCGGGCAATGTCGACGCGAGCGCGACGAAGCGGTCTTCAGGCATCACGGGCAACTACGCGTCGGACGGATATGAGTGTCAGGTGCAGTTTACGGATGCGCTTGCCGCAAAGATCACTGCCGTCAGCGTCGCGGAGGTGGCTTGATGATCTCCGTTGATTTGGCCAAGCACCCCCAGCACGCCGCCCAGCTACGCCGGCACGCGGCCCGCATGGTCCACGCCGGGCGGACGGCCCAACTGCCACGCCGCGTCTGGCAGGCCATCCGCGACGGCCGGCCCGTGCCCCACGTCCAGACGCCGTACATGGGCGATCCCCGGCCCGACCCGATCCGCAATCAACCTTGCTGTGCCCCCCCATCCTCGGAGGTTAGATGATCCCACGAATCATCACCACGAGCTTTGCCGGCGAATCCTTGCGTCAGGCCGATCGTCTGCTCGCCGCCTACCAGGCCTCGGCCCAGGCGGCCGGCGTGCCGCTGGCGGTCCACGAACTCGCGCCCGACGCGGTCGGTCCGTTGGCGCGGTCCCTTGCCCCAGGCCTGCTGCATCGTTACCGAGCCAACACGATCAAACTGCGACACTGGCAGCAACTGATCGAGCAAGCGGCCGGGCCGATCATGCTCACCGACTGCGACATGCTCGTGCTTCGGGATCCCCGCGACGCATTCGCGGATCGCGAGGCCTGGGATGTGGCGCTCACACGTTACGATCGGCCGGGGCCGGTCAAGTGGTTCAATGCCGGCGTGGTGCTGTGCCGGCCGACGCCGGGGGCACGCAAGTTCATGACCCACTGGCGGCAATTGAACGATGCCATCGCCGCCGATCCTCGATCGGTCGCCCACCACCAGGCGCTCCAAACATTCTGCGGAATCAACCAGGCGGCGCTGGCGCTGCTCCTGGCCAGGGAAGACCGGCCCTATCGAATCAAATGGCTCGAGTGCGCCCAGTTCAACTGCTGCGATGCGTGCTGGCCTACTGTGGACATCGCCCGGATTCGGTTGCTGCACATCAAGGGCAAGCTGCGCAAGGCCTGTCTCACCGGCCGGCCGTTCAAACGGCCGGAACTGGTGCGGCTTTGGAAATGCTTTGACGGAGGGAAGGTGACCCATGGCTGACATGCTCGATCTGTTGCCGGCGAAACTGCCAGCCGGCGTGGTATACGAGAAGGCCGACGCGAGTGGGCCGTATGCGGTCGATCGGTTTGCGGACCCGTCGGTCCTCGTCGTACTCAAGACGGCGGTGTGCGACCAGGTGTTCAGCGGCGAAAAGCGCCCCCACGTGGCGATCCTCGAAGGTCGCCCGCTCGCCAGGCCCGCGTTGAGTGCCGACCAATGGGCCAAGGCCGTGCCCGGTCCCTGCTTCGGGGCGTATCGGCGCTTGCGGCCGTGGCTGGGCATGAATTGGCCGGCGGATTCAGACCGTGACATCGATGTCTTTTTCGCCGGCAGCGTGAAAACGTTCAAAGGACCGTTGCTCGAGCATCGGCGGGCGATGGTGCTCCAGGCCCCGGACCGGTCGGTGATCCATGCCGGCCGGGAACTGCCGATCGACGATTACCGGGCGGCGATGCTTCGATCTCGAATTGCCCTGGTCCCCTGGGGGTGGGGGGAATTGAGCCATCGGCTGTACGAAGCATGGCACGCCGGCTGCGTTCCTATCATGCCGGCCACCTGGTGGGTGAATACCTGGTACGGCAAGCTCCAGGCAGATCGGCACTACGTTGCGTGCCGGCCGGACTGGCTGGATCTGGCCGATGTGTGCGCCCGGGTGTTGGGCGGCTTCGGCCGGTACCAGGCGATGCGGGAGCGAAATCACAAACTTGCCGCATCGTTGTTGAGCGATGAACGCCTGGCATTGTGGTGGAGGGGGTTGGCCCATCATGGTTGAGGTGGGATGGCCCAGCACGAAACCCGACGTCGCCCCGGACCATCACGGCTGGCTCGCCTCGGACACGAAGCGTCTGTTCGCGGATCTGTTGAACCATCACACCAAGCAGGTCGTTGAAATTGGTTCGTGGCTTGGACTTTCTGCCCGTTTCATCCTAGATCATGCGCCTCATGCCCATCTGTACTGTGTCGACACTTGGCGGGGATCGCCCGAGCATCATCGCAAAGCTGAATACAGATCGAGATTGCCCCGCCTCTACGAGACGTTCCTTGTCAACGTCTGGGAGCATCGGGATCGGCTTACCCCAGTGCGATGCGATTCGGTGATCGGCATGCGACATCTGGCCAACCGGTTGAACGTCCGTCCCGAAATGGTCTACATCGACGCCGATCACTCGGCAGCCGGCGTCAGTCGAGACTTGCGCACCGCTCTGAATTTATGGCCAGCGGCCAGGATCGTCGGGGATGACTGGACATGGAATTCGGTGCGCGCGGGGGTGTCGGCCGTACTGAAAGACAGATCCGACCTTACGCTGCGTTCGGTTCGCAAAGCGTGGATGGTGCACCGTGCATAAGGTAGCGTGCTACATCGCCGTGTTCGGCGCCTACGACGACATCCGCCCGCCCCTGGTCATCGACCCCGGCGTCAGATACGTGGCGTTCACGGACCACGCATCAGCCGACGTGCCGGCCCCGTGGGAACGCGTCGAAATCCGCCCTGATAACCCCACACTCGATAATCGCCGATTAAAGGCGCTGGCCCATCACGAGTGGTTTGACGGCGCAACGACGATCTATCTCGACGGCGTGTACCAACTGCGCGTGTCGCCGGCGGCGATCATTGATGCGATGCCGGCCGACGTGGACTTGTGGCTCACTGCCCCCAGCGACGAGGTGCGCGGTGCGGATGGGGGACCATTCACGTTGATCGACGAGGTGTGCCAGATCATTGACGGCCGCAAGGCCAACCTGCGTGGCGTGGTGCAGCAGGCGGTGACGTACGCCGCGGCGGGACTGGACATGACGACGCCGGCGATGCGATGCGGGTTTCTGGTGCGTCGGCCGACGCCGGCGGCGGCGCGGTTCGGCCAAGCCTGGTGGTCGCAGATCCGCCGGCACACACATCGCGACCAATTGAGCTTTCACGTGGCGGCCGAGGCCTCGGGTGTTCGATGGGCGAGCTTCGATCGGCACGTGAGGAATCGCCTTGTGAAGCGACGCAAACACGCGCGGGCCAGGCCTACGACTTGGGCTTGAAGTACTTCTTGCCGCGCAGCTTGCAGATGAGAAAGTCCAGCGCGATCAGCGGGAGTGCCAGAATGGCGATGAGGAGGAGGATTCTCATGCTTATACTCTTGCTGCGAAAAACACCGCCGGATCGACGCCGAAGTAATCGCCCAGGGCACGCATCACCTTGGTACTCATCGGACGCTTGCCCGAGAGAATCAGCGACGCATTGGGCTGACTGCCGATCACCCGGCCAAGTTCGCTCACGCTCATGTCCCGCGCTTCCATGAGCGAGCGCAACACGGTCAGCCCGTCCACTTCGTCCAGTTCCTGCCGGCGATCATGGTCCTCCAGGAGCACGGTCAGGGCGTCGAGGTAATCCTGTTTGCCCGGTGAAAGCGTGCCCTCTTCGGCCACGGCCAGTTCACGCACCAGCTTCATCGCCTGGTCGTGGACGCGGGCCGAGCGGATCGGTCGCAGGGGGAACCGGCGGACGAGCTTGAGATAATCGGAATGGATTTTGACGGCGGTAGTCATAGCTGGCCCTTCCATCGGTCTTTCGAGTACTCGGCGTGTGTCATGAACATCAGGGCGAACACCACGCCTCGGTTGTAATGCACCGCTGTAATCAGCCGGTACTTGTTGCCGGCGATGTTGAAGACCGTTACCGGCTTGCCGCTGGCGACCGTGACCGGATCAGCATGGGGGAAGGTGCGCCGCACATCAGCGATGGTCTTCCAGTTCGCGGCTTTGGTCGCGGCCAGCCAGCCGGCCAAGGACGCCGCCGCGTCGGCGTGTCGCTTGGCCCAGGCCTTGACGGCGGTTTCGGTGACGATCCTCATGTATTTCATTATGCAATAACCCCCTTCTCCGGTCAAGTGGGAAATTGCATAACGCAATAGAATGTCGCGCCGACGACATTCCCGTTGCCAACGTGAATGTCGTCGGTTCGAATCCGATCACCCGCTTCCTTGC